TCGCCGACACCCGCCCTCAAGTTTTTGGTTAAAAACAAAACAGCCGGGTCACGGCTGTTTCAAACGAGTTTTCTTCCATTCCTCGAACGTGATGTCCGCCAGCTCTTTGTGTGTCTTTCGCTGGATCTCAGCGATTCTGTACGTCGTGAAGCACCGACAGTTGATGTCGTGCGCGGCCACGCCGGTGTTCCCCGGCGCTTTCCCGCGACCGCCGGACGGCAGAAGCTCAAAGTCCTCATCCACACGGACTTCCTGTCCGTCCATCAGCCGGTGGTTGGCGGCTGCCGTGTGCCGCCCCTTCTCGTCGTGCAGCGAATTCCACTTCTTCAGCATGACGACTCCCTGTGCGTGCGCGTGCTGCGCGCTGGCCAGCGTCGCCGCCTCCTGGATCCGGTGCGCCTCAGTCCGGACGACCCGAACGGTGTCCGCGTGGCTGGTATTCAGCACTTCACGGACGTTCGCGGTCATCTTCTTCAGCGTGCTGCCCTCGACCAAGTCGGCTGTGATCCGCCGGAACAGCTCGTCGATGGTCTGCCGCCGGAGCCGCGACAACCGCCCTTTCAGCGTCCGGCCGCCTACCGGTTCCTCGATGATTCGATCGATCTTTTCCAGCGGCACCGCGGCATATGCCAACCGCGCCCGGCTCTCCCTCTCGATCGCCCAAGCCATCCACTCGTATGAGTGCGAGTACGCTTGGCGCAACAGTCGTCGCAGCGCCTGCTGGTTCTTCGCGCTCATTCGGTCGACTTGGGCCATGATCTGCTTCTCCAGCCGGCGGAGGCGGTTGTATTTTGCCATTTCCTCATAGGTGAGCTTCCCCTCGGTTTCGAGCTTCGCGTAGAGCAGGCCGATTTCGGCGATGATACCGTGCAGCGCGATTTCGAAATTGCGGCGTATCTGCGCCTCAACCGCCGCCGTCTGCTGCTCGTTCCTCCGGCGCAGCTCTTCCTCGTACTTGTCCAGGCTCATGCGTCATCGCCCTCGTCATCGGGCATGTCCAGTTCCGGGATTTCGTCCCGTTCCCGCTGCATCAGCTCGATCTCGTACTGCGCATCGTCGACGAAGGAAAGCTGACTGAGGCGCGTCTGCTCGCTGACCATCCCTTTCAATTGCCTGGTCGCCTGTGCCTCGTAGAGCAGATCCCGCGGGAAGTTCCGCTTGAATTCGTACCAGACGTTCAGCGGATCGAACTTCAGCGACGGCGTTTTCATTTTCCACGGACCGGCGAGCAGCTCGAACATGCGTTTCGACGCGGACCGGAACTTGTTTTCGAAAAAGCCTGTCTTCATTTCGAGGCCCAAGAGTCTGTATTTCCGGGCCTCCCCGGACTGCGCCCCGCCGCCGAATGCATCGTCCGACAGGTCGGGTGTCTTCGAAAACCGGTAGATGTTGTCATGCAGCCGGTTGAGGTGATGCTCCACGATGTCGTCATTCAGCTGCTTCGTGATGAACTTGATGTCGCCACCATCCGGAATATTGAATGCTCCGGTCTTTCGCGCCTCGTTGAGCGTTTCCTCGTCGATCTGGCCGCCAACAAACGCCATGTACGCCAGACGGAAGGCCTCGATCTCGCTGTTTACGTCGGACATTGTCCGGTCGTAGGCGTCGATGAGGCTGAGCACCTTCTCAGCGTCGCCCTGCAGCTCTGCGTTGTTCGGGAAGCCGACGACCGGGCACATACCGAACGGATGCGGCTCCGGCGGCTTTTCGACCTGGTACGTCCCGCTGTTCGACCGCGTTTCGATGAAAAAGTGCGTATAGGCGGCGTCGTAGAACTCCACCTTCCGGATCGGGCTGTCGCGCTCGTCCAGTACTGTGTAAACGTACAGCGCGTAATCCGGCTCTGTTATGTCGCCGGTGGTTGTCAGGAACACCGTCCCGTAAGCCGGCAGGTTTTTGGCACGCTCGCGGGCCTTCTTGTCAATGTAGAGCAGCCGAGCTCCGTATCCGCAAATCGCGGCCATCTTCGTGACCTCGACGTCCAAGTCGGGAAGATTGTTGAGGGCCGCGAATCGCGTGATGAGGCCCTGGGCTTCCTCGTAATTCGGATCGTCCTTCGCGTAGTTGTAGCTGATCGGGTTGCCGGCGAAGTAGCCGGTTTTCATGTCGACGATCTCGCCGAAGAAATCGTTGGCTACACGGTTGTTTACCTTGCGGTCGTCCTCCAGACGCCGCCTGTAGATGGGCACTCCCTGCGGATCACCCAAATACCGCAGGTACAGCCGCATCATCTCCGTCTGCCGCGGCTCGAACTTTTTCAGGATGCGCTGCACCAGCTCCGGCGTGATGCCGCCCTTCTGGATTTGCTCGATTTCGTAGCTGAAATCCGGCAGCATTTCGTGCATGTCACCTCCTATCTGGCGATGGTCCGCGCAGCCCGCACCGTCCGCATGATGATTTCGTCCTCCAACGCGTACCGCACGGCGTCAATGCTATGGTTGTTGCGGTCAGGGTAACCGGCCTTCCAGTTTCCATTGGCATCCTTCTCCAACTCATATTGCGTGAATTCGCGAAGCGTGTTTGGACAGCGGACCGGGTCGATGATGATCTCCTCCAGGTCCTGAAGGAACTTGATGCCGTGCTCCACGCTGTCCGGCCCCTTCTTCGCGCCAACGACGTTCAGCCCAAGCTCACGGAATTCAGAAATGGTCCGAGGCTCGGCGGAATCAGCAGTCACCTGGCGATTGTTCTTGTTCTGCCGCTTGATTTGCTCAACAGCATGCCGGTTTTTCAGTCCCACCTTGTGGATTTCGAAAAATATAAAAAGACGCCTGCGCGTCTTGTCGTAATAGCATTCCGTGTAATGCAACGGATCGGAGGCGAAACCGAAGTCAAGGCCGCGATAGATCCGATCGAACCGTGCGATTTCCTCATCCGTAATGACGCGCGCCTTCACGTTCGTGAAGACCTCGCCTCCCGTGCCGTTGGGCACGCCCAGATACTCATGCTCGTAGGCGGCCTCATTCACGGCTTTCAGGTGCTCCGCCTCGATCAGGAACTGCTCGCCGAGCCATTCCCGGGGCACATCCAAGTAGGTGCTGTGGTGCACGTATGTGTCCGGCCGCTTTTCCAGGACGACGGTATTCACCCAGCTGCTGACCGATCGTGGCGGGTTGAACGAATAGAACACGTCGAACTTCTGCCCGCCCCGCATCAACGACTGGTTGATGATCCGGATCTCGTCAGGCCCGTTGAACTCGTCGACTTCCTCATACCAGATCCAACGGATGTACCCTCTCTTGACCTTGATTGACTTGATTTTCCTGGGCTTGTCCGCGCCGCGGAAGATGATCCGCTGGCCGGTCGGAATATAGATGAGCTCAAGCGGACTGAGCTTCGCCTTCCACAGATGGCTGACGCCGAGCACGTCGATCGCCCATAAGAGCTGCTCGTAGACGCTGTCCTTCAGATTCGCGGCGACCTTCCGCAGCACAACGGCGTGCGTGTCCGGGTGCCGCATGATCCCGAGGATGATGACCAAGCTGATGAATGACGACTTCGTGCTACCCCGGCCGCCCTTGAGCCACCAGTGCGTGTATGCCTCCTGCTTGATCAAGTGGTACAGGGCGTAGAACGAAGCTGCGATGAGGCGTGACAACCTGACTGCCAGATTAACCGCTGGTGCCGGACTGGCCATCGGTTCCACCTCCCGCCGGCGGCGGCTGCGGCGGAATGTCGTCGATGATGTTTACGATTCCGCCACGGTCTGGATCTTCCAGCTCTTTCGTCTCCGCCTTCACCTTCGCAATCTGCGCCTGCATCAGCTCGATCTTCGCCCGTCGCTCATCTGCCTCTGGAGCAGCAGCCAGGTACTGCTTGATCAGCGAATTGAGTGTGCTAATCGCGGCTGCCTGGGCTTTCAGGAAGTTGGCGTACTTGTCCCACGCGAACTGGATTTCCCATTCACGCTCGGTGAACACGCCGCCTTCCTTCACCTTTTTCAGCTCCTTGGTCACGTCGTCCCGATCCCGGACGAACATGATCTTCTGCGCCCGGATGATGGCGGTGAATTTCATGACGATGCTGTGCCAGAGCATGTCGAGCGGATCGGCCTCGGCAGCCAGGTCGAAGACTTCCAAGAACTCCTCGTCCTGCGGCATGTATTTGCGATAAAGGCCGTGCTTGACGGCATTCGCGTTGCCCTTCGGCGCGCCGCCTTTGTTCCCAACGGCGTTCTTGTTGCCGCGCGGTGCACCAGGGCGTGGATCTCCTCGCTCCTCCCACTTGTAGTAATGCTTCCATTTGCGGACCATTTCAGGCGAAACGCCAATCTTTTCGGCAATCCATTTCAGTTGTCGCGGGCGACCGGCGGCGCACCACATTTTGAAAGCCTTGCGCTCCAGCGGGCTGCGTTTCTGCGCCACTACATCCACCCCACCTCCGGCTTCACTTGTAAGAGTAATAGGCCGCGCTTGCGGCTGAATCCGACTTTCTTCCAGCCTGCAGCAATATAGCAAAAGCCCGGATTGCTTGACCGGACTTTGGTTTGATCCACGTATGTGATAATCCCATCTTTCGGCGGCCGCCCCCATTCCGCTACGGTCGCCCGGACCGCCCACCGTATCAAGTACGAGCTCAGATGCGCGCTCTCATTCCGGAACAGAGTGCATTCCCAGGCGTCCATTCCGTCATCACGGATGCCTTTCCACGTCACCCAAACCGCATCACCTGGCGCCGTCCGAAGTACCAAATTCCGCCCCGGGCGGGTGAACATCGGCGCGCCGACCGTCTGCCGGGAGTAATGCCGGTCCGCCAGTTTTCGGCAACTCTCGTCGCCCTTGTTTGTGACCATCCACGGGCCGTATTGTTGCAGATCAAGCATCATCTGAACAGCCATCTCCGCAACACCTCCGGCACAGTTGAGTTGTTTTCACGTTGAAACGTTTTCACGACGGATAAATGTGCGTCGAAGCGACGAAAAAACCGAGGAAAAAATCCTCGGTAAATTACCAGATACTTGCTATAGACTTTGACTAAATACTGATTCTGTCAAACTGGTACTTTCCCAAAAACCGCATGATTTCAAGGTTTTTGATTTCCCGATTTCAGGGTTTAACCATCATCCGGTTTTTGTAAAACTCAAGCGGAGAACCATGCGGTCGAGCATGTCCTGAGTGAGGCCCAAATACCGCAAAGTAACCTCCTGGGATTCGTGTCCGAACGCCTCCATGAGTAACGCTATGACATAGCCCCATTGCTCCCTCGGGGCATTCATGAGCATGTGGTATCCCCACGTTTTCCGGAGCGAATGGGTGCCGATGTCTTCGAGGCCGAACCGTTTGGCAATGTCGGACATGATTCGCCAGGCCATCTGCCGGCTGATCGGCTGTCCTTTTTCACCAGACGCCTTTTTTTGCCGCGAAGCGAATAAATATTCATCGTCGTCCATGTCCCGAATGTACATCATCAAGTCATCATAGTACGACGGGTGAATGATGAACCGTCTTTCCTTCCGGCGCTTCCGGCGGTTCCTTGTTTTCTTTGCGATGTAGTTGATATGCAGCTGGTCACGGACGTCGCCGGCCCGCAGGCTCAACAGGTCAGAAATCCGCAGACCGCAATGGATGCCCATGGTGAAAAGCAAGTAGTTCCGGAAATTCCGGACCTTAAGGTAATTCTGGATCTCGACGATCAGGTCAGGATCTCGGATCGGTTGAACCTCCCGCATATCACCACCTCTGTCTAATTCATGGAAGATGATATAGTCATATGGTATAATTAAACAAATCCCTCTTACGAGGGGAGAAAGGAGTGTGGTCCCTTGTGGCCCAATTTTTGTTCTCCCCTCGCTCCTCAAGCAAGAAACCGGCGTGACCTGGGCTTAAAGAGAGGGTTAGCCTCCTCTCCGCATTTGACCGATGCGTTGCTTTTTTACGCATTCAAGGAGGAGAATGCTGGATACGCCTGGTCAGCGTATCAATGGTCACGTTTTGGTTCTTGTGCCATGAGCTATGAGGGGTTTCAATCATTAAGCGGGGCCACAGCCGCTTAAGTCATGGCCTCACCCATAGAAGCCAGAGCGACGGATCTGGCGTTACTGGAATGTTTCAGTTTGCTGAACCCGCCAAAGTTCAGACTGAGCCTGCCAAAGCTCTGACTGATTCATCCAGTGACTGCAAGTGAGTTGAGGTAAAAAAGCGTGGGGCAAAACCCGTGAGGCCGTCGACTCGCGGGTTTTTGTCATTTTATCTGAGCCGGCACTTACGAACCCTTTGCGCGGCCGGCAAGCGCCCGGGTCCTGCCCAAAACCGTTCCGGTCACGGCCAAGGAGGCGCGCAGCTCCTGTATGATTTGCCCCTCATACAGGCTCCATGACCATGCTGCGCTTTGGGGTTGGGCAGGCTTCTGGATTATTCTCGCACGCATGACGGAAATGGACAAAACTGCACCGTCCCGCACCATGTGCCCCATACGCACCCGACACATTTGGCCGGTTGCCTCGGTCTGTCTTCATTACGCCGAAGAGCCGCGTTGAGTCCTCGAAGCTCTTCGAGGATTTTCTGCACCCTTCCCGGACTTTTTGGTCTGGCCATATGCACCACTCCAAAACAAAAAGAGCCGCATTTTTGCGACTCCGTTCGGTTTATCTGGTTTTCCACGCTACCATCATAACACTTTCTGCTCCAAATAACCTGCCATTTTCCTGCCAAATGTCTGCCTTTTTTCTGCCACTTTTCTGCCACGTTTTCAGGCCGGTTTTTCCTCCGGTTCTTCCGGCTCCACGAACACCTCCAACCGCAACATGAAAGCCAGCTTATAAATCGCCTTTGATTTCAGCCGGTAGTATTTCCGCTCGCTCATGTGCAGCTCGGTGTACACGTGGTAGTCGTACACGTCCTCGTCCTCCAGGTAGCGCTTTTCAATGATCTGCCGCTCAATCTTCCCCAAACGGCTGACGGCGCGCTCCACCCGTTCAGTGATCTCTTTCATCCGCTGCTCGGTGTCCACATTCCAGGCCGCGGTCTCCTCGGCCGGCTTCCCGACGGCGTTCGTCGGTCCGTGGTAACGCGGTTCTGGAGATGCCGTGACCTTCATTTCTCGCCGGACGAAACCGATCTGGCGGTATATCCGTGCCGTTTCCAAATGTTGCTCGACGCGCTGCCGCGTCGTTTCTCTGTCTATCTCCCACGGGAAAACCAACTGCTCTATTCTTTGGCTCAATTCCCCACACCCGCCCCTCACGTGATATAATGGGCATGGGAACACCTGTTTCAGCCCCGGCGGGCCGCCATCCGCGCCGGGGCCATCCGTTTTTCTTACCCCTTCGCTTTTTCCCATTGCGCTTCCTCGAACCAGAGACTCATGAGGTATGCGCAGCCGGCAAATTTATGTTCGTGTTTTGGCCCAAAGTCACCAAGAATGGCTTTAATGTGCCGAATTGCTTTCCTGGGGTCAATTCCATCTTTTGGTTTGACATCAAGCCTCGACAGACCCGCGTAAAACCAATCCGATATAAGCCGCATCCACTTACTCCGGTTGTTCATGTCCCGGTACTCTTCCGGGATTTCTTCCCACCTCGGAAGCAGCTCCCTGTAACGTGTCGGAAAAAACAGGTCCAGATCAGAGACTTCTTGAGGCATAATTGCCAAGACACTCACCTCGCTTTCTTTCGATTACCGTACTGGTCTGCCGGGCGCAATACGTACTCCCGCCCGGAGACGCGGATCACGGTCGGCACGCCCTTCTTGACTTTGAGAACGGTCACCAGTTGGCGAAATGATTCGCCAGGTTTGGGCTGTTTAATGCCGATCATTTCGGCCACCCCGGTCCATCAATTTATCGCCTTGTTTGAGCGCCTTGTTGTTCGCAGCGGTCTGTTCGCGAAGCTGCGTCATCACCGACAGTCCTTGTTTTCCTTTCACCGGCACCGGTTCAATCCGTCGCACATTCGCCAGTTCCCAAGCATAGCGGCCCGGTGTGTAGTCTCCGAACCTGTATTCCATGTCGTTGGTGTCGAGGAAGATATCCTCGTCTTTTCCATGCAAAACTGGCGTACCCTTTGCGCTCCAA